CCAATTATCTCGGATAAATAACCACTCTTTCGATTGGTCGCTGCTCTCGATGGTCTCATTCCCTTTCTCACAATGTAATCCATTGTGTTCGGAGTTGGCAATAATCCAGACTCTTTTTCTATTGTGCCATGCATTGACACTTGCAGCTGGTATAATAAAACATTGGACTTTGTAATTTTCTTTTTCCAAATCAGATTGCACTTGTCTGAGGACCATACCTTTTTCGATACTAATAATGCCGAACACATTCTCGCCAATAAACCATCTTGGTTTAACTTCCCTAACGACTCTAATAGTTTCATCCCAGAGATAGCGATCATCCATTCTACCTTTTCTTTTTCCTGCATAGCTGAATGGTTGGCAAGGAAATCCCGCAGTAATGACATCTGTATTTTTGTAGTTTTCTCCTTTGACATTTCGAACCTCACTTTCTATTGGTATGTTTGGAAAATTTTTTTTTAATACTTCATGGCAAAACTTATCTTTCTCTACGAATGCAATCGTTTTAAAATATCCTGTAGACTCTAAGCCTAAACTAAATCCACCTATGCCACTAAATAAATCAAGAAGTTTTAACTCCATATTTTTTTAACCTTTCTTTTAATTGTCTGATCTCATATTCTTTAACTGATAAATCTGTTTCAAGTATATCAATAACCTTACGCAGCTTATCCACTTCCCTCTTGTATCGTTTTAATTCCTTTTGTAATTCAGCATCCTCAAAGATGGTTGAGTAAGTCATAATTATTTCTCGTAAATTATTTTTTTAACAACACACTTTGGATAGCAAGTGATATTACCAACAGATAACTTTCCATTATCATACGAGAAAGAACTGAAGATCGTAATCTTCTTTGGTGTTTTCTCATAAAGAAAACCTACATCCTCGCACCAAGAAAAATTAAAATCATCTACATCTGCCAGATCGTCATACCATTGGGAAGATGAGCAAATATCAACCCAAATTATACGCACCTTTTTATAAGGTAATTTAGTATTGTGTTGCTTTGAAATATGCTTCATACAAATCCTCATAGTTTACTTCATTGTTAGTAATTTCTTTAATCTTTTTTACAATATGAGGTTTCGGGAAACGCTTATCATTTTTAGTTGTTAAACAAATTCTTTGACAATTTGTCGCAGGATTTAAACCTTTATATCCTAGCTTTAATCCCAAATTATAGTAAGATAGTTTTTCTTTTTTTCGCCATTCATTTAATGTCATTTGATTTCCTATGTTGTTATATTTTTAGGTTATATATATCAAAGATAAAAGATTTGACAATAGATTTCTTTAATGTATACACAATTAAAAAATGGATAGAAAAAAAATAGAAAAAGCATTCTCAATATTTAATGGTGGAGAAGGATTAGACCATTGGTCATACTCATCAACATCAACTCCGTTTGCAAAAAATATTATTGGTTATACTTTCCCTCAAGAAATTAGAAGGAAGTTTCCATTTAGATATAAACCTAACTTTGGAAATTTAGTGAACAATGTAGTTCAAAAATTAATTGCAGATGTAATTTATAAATCAAAAACAATTAAAGAAACAGAATGGGATCGAGATTACAAAGTTTGTTTTAATAGTGAGATTGAAATCTTAAATCAAAATCCACCGGTAGATGAAAAGGATAAGCAAGGAAGAGAGCAGATGATAAAATTTGCGGAAGATTGTATTCCAATAACAAAAAAAGTTGTTAAAGATTTAGTTGGTGATGACAAGTTAGTTTGCGAAAGATATGTTGAAGTTAAAGAAGAGTTAATGATTAAACCAATACTAGGCAGAGTAGACTACGAAACTAAAACAAAATTTATAGAATTAAAAACTAAACCACCAAATTTAAAAAAAGTTAAAGGCAAAGAAGAGTGGAATATGATCACTCAAGAACTACCAACAGAACCAACTATTGAAAATTTAACACAGACTTCATTTTACTTTATAGCAACTGGGAAAATACCTTTCTTAGTTTATGTTAACGACAAAGATTATATTATCTTTGATCAAAGCCATGAGTTGATGAAGGCAGATCATTTAGAATTTTTGTATAACAAAATGGTATCAAAAATTTTAACATGGGAGAAGATGATTATGTTTTGTGATGGAGATATTAATCAATTAGCAATGATGATTGAACCACCAGATTTAAATCATTTCTTTTATTATAAAGATCTTGCAGATGAACAAAAACAATTAATAACCAAACTATGGGGAATAACAATATGATTAAAAAAAATATATATCAAAAACTACACTCAGCTTGTATCAATGCAGGTGGAGTAAAGAAAGCGGAGAAAGTTAGAGGAATGCATTTTAATCCTTTACTTCATGATGCCGTACAAGAAGTTGCAACGCAATCATTATTAGATGAAGGATTATATCCTACTTGCAGTTATAAAACTGAACTGCATGAGAAGTTTGTATTAGTAACTTGTACTATGACTATTCATGATATTGAAAATCCAAATACTTCTATAACAGTAGACGGATGTTCGGCAATGGGTGGCTTAGATAAATTTGGAACAGGTCAAGCTATGTCGTACTCAAGAAAATATGCTTTCTTAAATTTATTAAATTTAAAAACAGGTATTAAAGATGATGATGGATATGAAGCAAAATCATTTAAACAAAATTCTACAGGAACAACTGTGGGATCTATGCCAAACAATGGTATAGCAAATAACAACCGACAAGTAAGTCGATAAAGGAGAAACAATGTCTGAACAATCAGAAAATATATATATCAATCTAGTTAAAAACCCTAAGTGGGATGGTGTTGAAAGTAATCAACCTATCTATGTTGGTCCGCCAAATGTGGAAGCACAACAAAAGGGTAAGAACTGGACTATTGGTGCTAAAATCAATGGTGTTTGGTATAACCAAGCTGCATTCCCAACTAAAGATAAAAATGGGAATAAAGTTCCAGGTGCATTAACAATTAAGTTGACACCTTCTGGTGCAACTAAAAAAAATGACTTTGCATCTGAATCAAGTAATGGTAATGATGAATATACTTTTTAACATAAGTTAAAATGTATCTAGCAGGGTGGGGTTTTTTCCCTTTCTATTCGTTTTCCCCACCTTGCTAAAAAAAAGGAATTAAGATGAGCAATATTACAGACTTAGATAAAAAAATTAAAGATTCTATAATTGAAGATAGGCAAAAAGATTATGGAGATTATCAACATAACTTTACCATCCTTGCGGAAATGTTTACATTGGTATTGTTTGATATTTTAAAAAAAAGAATCAAACCACATCAAGTCGGTCATATCATGATGGCACTAAAATTATTTAGATCAACACGAGGTTATAAAGCTGATAATTATCACGATTTATCTATCTATAATGATATGGCATTTGAATTACACAAAAAAGATGTTGCCAAAAAGGATAAAGTATGACAAAATTTAAAAGAATTATTAATGGGGAATGTCATTTTCAAATGATTGAACTCTTTAATGATGTAGAGAAAGCTGCAAATAACTCGAACAGAGGAGAATTTGTAGAATGCAAGATTGAAAATTTAAAATTTGATTTTGCAAAAGTAACAAAGGAGCATGATGGAAAACATCAAGATGCGTCTGCAAAAGCTGAGAGATCAGCAGGAAAAGAAACACAAAAAGTTTCTGGAACTGAAAATAGAAGCTCAGAAATATCATCTTCAAAGCATGAAGTTGATGGAGAAAGTTAAGCAGACACAAGAAGAGTTATTAACTAGCTATTAGTTACTAACTTTATAGTTGAAAAAAATGGAACAAAACTGTAGGGGATCTATGACCATAAATGTAAGTCAATACTATAAAGACCACATTAAAAAACTAAATCAAAATCATTTTATTTATAAAGTAAAAAAAGCATATTACCTTCTCACAAATCAAGAAGAAAGATTATATGAGGTAGGGTTTTCGGAAGGATTTTTATATGCTGCTAAAGTTCTGCAAGAAAAAAAAGAAATAGTAGATAGTAATAAAAAAGTAATTGGCTTTGCTTTTAAATCAGCGAGTCCAGAAACTATCAATAACATTGTAGATAAAGTTTGTAAAAAATATTGTATCAGTAAGCATACAGTTTTAAGTAAAGATAGGCATAAAGAAGTAGTTAGAATTAGAAGCATCTTGCACAATCTTTTATATGAGCATTATGATATAAGCATCTCTTCTATTGGAAGATTTTTTAATCAAGATCATACTACAATTTTATATTCACTTAATAATAAACAAAATAAAAATAGATATTGGGGTTCAGAACAAACTATATGGAAAGAATACGAAGAGTTAAAAGAGATCTTGTAGGTGCTAACTGGCATCTAAGATATAGATTAAAGATTGAAGATCTTGAACACAAATTAGATGATATGCGTTTGTATGTTAAACAGCTAGAAAAAAAAATAAAGAAACTTATTTCTTCTTCTTAGGAAAACCCATCAACATATTGTGATAAGCCTTATCAGAAATTGTAGATTTCTTTTTAGATCTACTGATCCCTTTTTTTTTACGCTGATTAATGTTATAGTATAAACCTTTTTTTGGCATTAGTATTTACCTTTCATCTTTACTTTCATTCCTTTTTTCTTTGCGTATGCTTTAGCTTTTTTTTTACCAGAAGCTGTGTACTGAAATTTCTTTTTTCCTACCATTGGCATTTTGTTTCTCCTGTTGTTGTTTATATTTTAATTCACAATAGTTATCAAAGCAACTACCTTCTTTACCATTATGACAAAAATATTGTTTCTTGTGGGTAACTATCCATCCGCCTTCATCACTCATTAGTTGTTTATTACATTCCTGGCAATGACCACAAATTAAAGATTTAATTTTTTGTTTCTTCCAACTTTTTTTCATTAACAATTCCAAGCTCTCAATGCTTTATTAATTCTACTGTTAGGATCTCTTGCTGTTTTAGCTGAAGTTAATTTGCTTTTCATCCCTTTCATTCTCGCACAAAAACTAGCTCTTCTTTTGTTGCCTACTTTTTTACTCGGTGCTTTTAAATTACCACCGGTAGATCTATTATAAGATGCTCTTCCTTTAGCATTCAATCCACCTTTAGGATTCTTTCCTGCTTTTCTTTGCCACGCTGCTGTTTTATATGCCATAACTATTCCGCTGGACTATTATTGTTTCCATTAATATAATTATATACTCTACCAATTGCTTTATCTATTCCAAACAATTCACCTTTAATATAATTTGTATCTTCTTTTAAATCTACAATAGATATTAGAACCCATGTGCATAAACCAAATAAAGCACTACCAGTAAATCCAATAATCCATTTAAGATCAATCTTCATTTAGCAATCTTACCTTTGTTAATACCTTTTTTAATTACATAATCCTTAGTACCATTCGCACCATGCTCAACTTCTTTTTTAAGATACTTAAATATATTCATCTCTTTTAATTTCTTTTCAGTATGCTTCTTAAATGATTCTAAAACTTTAGTGTCTCTCATTTGTTTTTACCTACCATTTTCTTAATCCATTGTTCTTCAGTAATAACCTTTTTAAGTTTCTTTTTCTTTTTCTTTTTAGATTTTTGAAATTGTTTTTCAACCCACTCTACCCATGAGTCTATCCAAGCAAAGAATATATATAATAATCTATCAATCATTTACCTTGACCTCTATATTTTTTTAAGGATCTTTTCTTAGACTTATTCATGCTAGACATTTTTGGTCTACGACCTATAGAAGTTTTCTTAGGTATTCTTTCGTGAGGTAATTTATTTAGATCGAACTTTACTTTTGCCATAAGGTTTCTTCTTTTTCTTCTTACCAGTTTGTTGTGCAAGAAGTGTAGGTTTCTTTTTGCTGTATTGTGATACAAACATTGTAGGGATTTGTTGTGACATATTATTTCCTCTTAATTAAATCAGTTGCTTTAAGACCATAGACACTTGCTATGACACCCACGAATATAGTCTGATACCAAAAAGGTAGATCAGAAAAGTATTCAAAGAATAGTTTCATCTTCTCCATGTGTTCTGGATTGTCTGACCATACAGCAAAGCCAAGCATTACGATTGGTACTGACAATAAAATTAAAATAAATTCATCCTTCCAATCGGATTGTCTAGCTTCCAATAACTTGCCAGAGTATTCCAACTCACCCTTGCTCATCATCTCTGCGTGTTTCATCTGAGCATCAGACATCAGCATCTTAGTCTTTTGTCTATTCTTATAGATATGACTACCTGCATCGATTGCTAATTTGATTGCACTTAACCACATTATCTTATGTCTCCTATGATTGGTTTGTATTTTGTTTTACCACCTTCTTTGAATGCTCTCAAGAATTGTTTTCGTGGCTTATCAGAGTAGGAACAATGTACCCATCCAGAGTTAGGTTCGCCAAGAGTGTAAAATTCCAGGATCATTTGATCCCAATCTTCAAGGTTATCTTTAATCCAATAAGCAAGATCCGCATTGTCAACCCCTGCTACTTCAAAGTCTGCTGCCATTCCTTCTGCGTGTTGGGAGTTAAGTGAGCTGCCAATCTTAACGCAAAGTTCTGGTGATCTGAATCCAGATGTTACAGTTACTGGACCAAAATGATTACGAACAGGTTGTAATATTTTATTGCATAGCTCTTTTAGTTTTACAATCTGATCCATGTTAGGTTCATTAGGTATATTATTTCTGATTGCAAAATCAGATTTAGTGAGTTCTTTTAAGTGAAGTTTGGTGATAAGTTCATTCGTATATTATTTTAACATTTAATTTTTTTTGTTCCTTAGTTGTGTGTCTATTAATAAACTTGCCTTTAAGTTTTCTTCTATAGCCATCCTTTGCAAGATAGCTGTCAACCTTCCTGTAGTTTTTAGACTTAACATCATAAGCAGTATACTCACCTGTTGTCATATTTAAAGTAACAATATCTATTGGACCTAAGCCACCAACTGGTGCAAATACTATTAGATTAGGATCTTGTGCAAGTCTAAGTTGAGCAGTAAGCTCAGAAGTTAAACCTGTGATAGCAGTTTTTCTACGATTGTTATTAGCCATTGTATTTAAAGAAGCCTACCAAAGCAGTAACAATTCCTGCGAGGAAGATCAAAACATTAACCGCACCTTTACCTTTGTTCATGTCGGTTCTTAGATCTTTAACTTCTTTTTTTAATTCATCGATTGCATTGAATAAAGTTTTCATTCTTTCCGCACAGACTTTCTCATGCGAAGATAACCTATAGCCTACTAGCTCATTAGGTGGAACAGATACTGATTTCTTTTTAACTGTCTTTCTCATTGGTCTCAATCTCATTACAAAAATAGTTCATATATATTTTATCTTTATTGATTCTATCTTCTAATTTTACTGAAAAATCAACTATCAATTTTCCACCTGCACCAACGCATTCAGACCATGTATTAAATTTATTTGGGAGTGTCATTGTATTATTGCAAAAACCTGTGATCGCAGAACACATAGTAAATGCTAATACAAATTTCATTATGATGGTTTATTCGGAAATGCTACAGCATTAACTTGCTCTACTGTAGTTAAACCATTTGTAATATCTCTTAAACTTTGTCTATAAGTTTCCCATGCAGTTTTATCTGTAATAGGAGAATCATTTATCATTACCCAATCGCATGAAGCAAGAAGCCTATCTCTTTTACTTCTTAAATCTGCCATTGCTCTATCAAATGCACCATTGTTCCAAGCAATTTCATCTTGTTGTCTTTGTGCAATTTCTTCTGCTGTTAAATCTACTTTTATTC